ACTTGGTGATCTCACCGCGACCGGGTCAACTATTTCATCACCTTCCAACGCTGACCTCACACTGGACCCTTCAGGCACGGGCGATGTTGTGCTCAACAGCGACACTGTCAAAGTTGACAACTTCATAACCAGTTTGGCCACGTCAAGCAGGCTGGCTTTGGCACCAAACAGTGCGGATTTCACAGACGTTGGCACTAACAACGAACCTTTCTTGCTCATGACCAAGAGCACCAGTGGTGGCAACGCCCAACTGACCGTGGCCGATTCAAAATACATCTATCTCACAACTGATGGATACTCAGGTGGCAATTATGGCATTGTGCTCACCAACAGCGAAGTGAAGTTGGCACCAAAAGGCACCGGCAGGATCAATCTCGCAACGGCAACCAGCACCACGATAGGTTCAAATGGTGCGGCATCGGCACTGACGGCCAATCCGGTTGGATATGTCAAGATAAAGATAAATGGAACTGAATATCAGATACCCTACTACAACACGTAAAGATCGATAAGCGATAAATATTTCAGTAATTACAATCAAGGAGCAAATGATCAATGCCCAAAGCAAAACTAGTCACTAGAGCCAGTTCAACATCAACGGTAACTGAAGACACATTAAACAAAGCATCAGCACTCACACACGCTGAGATGGATTCCAACCTGATCAACCTCAGGGACGCATCATTCGGCATAGCGGATGATTCATCAACAGTGTTACAGGTAACCGCTGACAAGACCATAACCATAGCGGGATCTGGAACTGCCAGCACCGCACTTTCAGGTGACACACTGACCATAACGGGTTCAGGCATCTCTGCCACCTCAACAGACACTTTGCAGAACAAGACCATCGACACGGCCAACAACACGATCACAATCGCAGAGGCTGACATCTCTGACCTGGGATCATACATCACTGCCTCAAGCACAGACACACTGACCAACAAGACATTTGACGTGGAAGGCACAGGCAACTCAATCGCAAACATTGACGTGGCGGATTTGAAATCAGGTGTGTTGGACACAGATCTCGCATCAGTTTCAGCATCAGATGACACACTGGCATCTGCCAAAGCAATCAAATCAGCATTGGATGGCAAGATAGCAGACGTTGTGTCAGACACCACACCACAGTTGGGTGGGAATCTTGATGTGAATGGCAACTCAATTGTTTCTGTATCCAATGGCGACATTGTGATAGCACCAGATGGCACAGGTGAGATTGACTTGGATGGCGAAGTTAGATTCAACAAGTCATACAAGGAAGACATCAACTCACTGACGTCATCATCAACCATCACAGTGGACTGTTCATTGGCACCAATACACACAGTGACATTGGCAACCAACACAGGATTTGTCATTTCAAATCTACCAACAGGTGGCACAGTTTCAATTGTGATAACACAGGATGGCACAGGGTCAAGAACAGCAACATTTGGCACAGATGGATCCACAGCAGTCAAGTTCCCAGGTGGGGCACCCACACTCACAACCACAGCATCAGGCATTGATGTTGTAACCATTGTGAATGATGGCACCAACTACCTTGGCAACATAGCACAAGCATTCGCATAGGAGGACACCAATGCCATTAGGTTTCGCAAAGAGCATTTTTTCACACAAGGCACCAGCGGCGGCAGGTTCCGCGGGGACTGGTTACTTTCAATCAGAATATGATGGAGACACCGCGGAAGGAGCCTACAACCTCATAGGTGACAGGGGAGCAGGCAACACCTGGTTCTCAGATGACAGTTATTCAGCGATGTTTTGGTTCAAGGGCACTGCCAGTGACATAGCGGATGGGGCCTGGACTGTGATGAGAATGTTGGGTGCAAGCGATCAGTCGCACACAATCACAATGAACTCCTCTGGAATAGAACCCATCATCCAAGGCAGTTCAGGAACAGCAGTGATTAACTACTTCCCAGGTGGCACAACTTTCGCAGACACCTATCTGGATGATCAGTGGCATCACTGTGCCATAGAATTCAAATCAGGGGGAACCACCAACTCAGAACTTTGGTTGGATGGTGTCAAACAGACAATTGGTGGCAACACTGTGACCAGTGGTGGGACAAGCACCAACTCGCAATGGTTTATGATCAATGGCACCAAAATTTCTGGAGATGTAGATGGAACAGGAAGCAACCTTAGGGCATCATCCATGCAACTGGCTGACATTTGGTATAAGAGTGGTGACAACCGTGCAATAGATTTAGACTCAAACATGAGCACCATATATTCATCGGGATGGCAGGACCTGGGCACAGATGGCACAGCATCCAGCACACTGCCCGCACCACAAATTTGGTTGTATGTGGATTCCAGTGGAGACCTACAGAGTGGTGGCACCACGTCAGCCACGTGGGCAGAACAGTTTGGTGGTGGAACAGGTGGTAATTGGATAGAATCAGCATCAGGAGGACCAGAATAATATGACACACCCATTTAACGTGAATGACAAGGTTTGGTTGAATGATATGGAGGGCAGGGTAAATGTGCCTGCCATCATCACAGCACAACCACCAGCCAACAGCAACACTTGGACAATTGAGTTTGACGGTGACAATGAATATGGACTCACAGGCACACACACTGTGGAATTCACCACAGACCTCACACCCAGAGATGCTTGAGGAGATAGACAATGACGACTTGGCCATCAGCATCAAAGGCAACCACCACAGACATTGATTCAGGCACAGATGTGCCCAATCTGTCAAGGGTCCAGATCAAGCAGGACATGGACAACGTCAATGCCATCATAGACACATTCAATATCCCAACTAGCACACCCAACGGTTCAATACTCACATACGACAACACGGCGGGTGAGTTCAACACCACAACATCACAGTCGCTGGCCAAGGCGTTCCTGATCTACAATGGATTTGAGACAAGCCTAGCGGACGCACAAGACGATGACGGCATCTATCCAACCACTGCTGACGGCAGGAGGAACAAGATGCTGAACAGGCGACTGAAGTATGACCCCTTTGGTCTTATCACTGACATAACCGGGGATGGCTTCCAGTTGTCAGAGGGCACATACTTGATCAACACACAGAGTGAGCAGAGTTATTACATAACCAACTTAGGAGCGTTTGGTTCCGTTGAGGGACCCAGTTGGCTTGGACACGTTATCATGAACATTGAGGACGATGGCGACAGCACGGACAACTACCCGGCAAGGTGGGACAACTACAGCAGTTTCTTCAATGACACCGCGGCACGAGCCGCCAGCCACGCATACAAATTCACCGTGCCCTCGGGAGTCACACCGAAATACTACGTGTTCTATGANCCAGGTGGCACCAACACCTTGGCATATGATGGTGGGACCAACCCACAACAATTAGACGTGGTGATTGAAATAATTAAGATAGGAGGATAACACTATGGCTACTTGGCCAAGTTCAACAAAAGCATCAACTGACAACGTGGACAGCGGCTCTGACAAGCCGAGACTGGCACGTGCTGACATCAAGCAGAACATAGACAACACCAACAGCATAATAGATATGTTTGATATCGCATCACCCAGCGACAAGGACACCTTGGTGTATAATTCAACCAATTCAAGATTCGAGACACAGGCCGCTGTGTTTCAGGAAGCGATTTTACAAATAGGCACGGCGGTCAGTAGCACTGACCCACAGATAGACATAACTTCAATCACCAGTGATCCCAATGGCATAACCAGCCTGTCATCGGGACAATTCACACTGGGCGTGGGCACGTATCTCGTATGGTGCTGGACCGCAAACGGTAACAACAGCAGTGGTCAAGGTGTAAGATCAGGTGCTCCCTTTCAACTACAGGACCCAGACGGTGATCCACTGACCGTGATCACTTACAACGGCAATCCCGTGTTAGACGGACTTATGTTCTTTGGCGAAGTTGTGGTGTCAGGCAGTAGCAACACGTTCAGGGTCAAGCACAACGCCACGTTCGCCCCCAACATAACATCAGGCAACATAGCCAACAGGACATATCTACGCATAGTCAAAGTGGCATAAGCCAATAAATATCTGTGTTATAACAAACAAACACAAAAACTTAATTAAGGAGAAAAAATTATGAGTGCTGCCAGCAACTACTTGGAAGATGCACTGTTGGATCATGTTTTAGGCGGTTCAACTTACACGCAACCATCAACTTTATATCTAGCATTGTTCTCAGGCACGGCGGGAACAGTCCTAACTGCACTGGAATCGGGAACATCCGGACAAGGTGCCGCTAACTGGGGAGAATATGAGATCACCTCTTACGGAGACACTTCATCGGCCTCTGCATATCAGAGAAAGGCAGTGACATTCAACGCCGCATCAGGGGGTTCGGCCACAACGGCCGCCAATGTGACTTTTGACACTGCGACTGATGACTACACCAACTCGGCGGGATCTGGATCAACAGTGACCTGCATAGCGGTCATGGATGCCAGCACGGCGGGCAACGTGTTGTTCTATGGACAACTTGATAATGCCAAGGAAGTTCTCACGGGAGACACCTTCCAGGTCACAGCAGGAAACCTAACTATATCGTTGGCTTAATCCCCAACAGGGAGCAAGCCCGATGGCTATCAAAGGTCTAGTTGATTTAGATGCCTATGAGATAGGCACTTATTTTACACCAGAAGATTATGTAATCCCACCACGTTCTGTTGGCGATTTTGTCGTTGGCGATTATGTCGTGGTGGATTACCTATTGGAGGGCCTAGACCTCACCAGCACCGCGACCTTGAGTTGCGATGCCGATCTATTACGCGAACGTGCTTCGCTCACATCAGAATTCACGATAACCAGCCTGGCAGGATTGGCTATCTTCGCCACCAAGACCATTACAGCGGTGGCCACTACATCGGCACAGATGTCAAGGACGAGGTCATCACCGGCCTCGCTGACCACACAAGCCAGTCTACAATCGCCTGGAGGGTTGATTCTGCGATCAACGGCCAGCGTATCAACCAACGCATCAGTTTCGGTAGATGGGAACGTCTTGTTCGGAGCACAGGCCCAAGCCCAGTCATCAGCCACGACCGAACAGAATGGTAACCTAATTGTTGGTGGTTTCACCACGTTTGACGCGGTGTCAACCAATATCAGCGTTGGTGGTGTGATCTATGACATCATGGCACAACAGGATGACTACACCTGGGATGAATTCGCCGAATCAGAATTCATCGACAGGACTTGGAACGAATGGTATGGCGGAAGATGGCATCCTGGACTGATAGCATACACCGTTGGGACCATCTTACAGGCCAATGGTGGCCTAACTGCGTCGGGTAGTGGAACTTACACTGCGGTTGTCTCAACCAGCATCCCCGTGGCGGGCAGGATCAGGTCAACCCTGTTTGAATCAACCCCGCAATCCGAATTCACCATTGATGGCAATGGTAACGTGATATTTGACAACACTAAATCATTGCTGTCTCAGTTCACTCAACAGCANGACTACATCAGATTCAGGAATCCAGGAGCAAAAACACTTCAAACACAATTCAATAGCCAACAGAACGCGAACCAGATATTTGATCAATCAACAACACAATCATACGGCATCGCTTTCAATTCATCACAGAATGCGAACGCAACATTCAGATCTAGCAGATCATTGGATTCGGTGATCTCATTCACGTCAAACGGCAATGTGTTGTTTGGGGGAGAGGTGTTTGATCTACAATTCTTCTACAGCACATTACAATTTGCAAGATTGATCACATTGCCTGATTCATGGAACACTGTAAAGGTCAACAAAGAGATCAGGACCATAGTTTTGCCTATAGAATCTAGATCTCTGCCAGTGAATCAAGAAACTCGTGTAAATAGCATAACAATTGAAACAAGGAGTATCAAAGTGCCTCAGGAAACTAGAAGATTCAAGATATTCAAACCACAGTTCACAAACAGAAGTTCAATTCCGAGAGTGAGGCAAGAGACATAATGGCAGATTTAACAGGATTCAAACGAGACAACAAGGGTGCCTACATCGAAAAGCATCCAGACGCAAACATACAGTATGGCGTGGATTTCACAGATTATCTCAATGCCGGAGACGTTCTCAGCACTGCGACTGTGACCATAGAGAGCATATCTGGTGATTCATCACCATTGCAGTTTCCAACTGATGCCGCCACTGACGTAACAACAGCGGGGGCCGTGGTATCAATGAGATTGGAAGGTGGCACCACGGGCAACCTCTATGACGTTGACGTGCAGGTAACCACAGTCAACGGCGACATTGATTCTAGAAGATTCAGGATACTGATAGGAAACAAACATCTATAATGACTGACAAGAAAAAGACATACAAACTAGACCACGACCTAATATTCAAACTGGCACAGATACACTGCACCTATGAAGAGATAGCGGCGGTGGCCGGCACATCAGTTTCAACACTGGAGAAGAGATTCAAGGCCTTGATCGACAAAGGCAGATCAGAGGGCAAGATGTCCCTGAGACGGGCACAGTTCGAGAAAGCCAAACAGGGAGATGTCAGGATGCAGATATGGCTTGGCAAACAATGGCTGGATCAGAAAGATCAACCAACCGACGCCGAGACAGTGGCTCCTCTGCCTTGGGAAGAATCATAAACCAATAGGTGCTTCTGCGATATTTGACATCATACTAGGAGATAAAGTATAATAACTTTATGAAACTATCAGATTGCCAACAACAAGTGGCAAAGGATACCACCAGATTCAAGACAGTGGTGGCCGGACGTAGGACTGGAAAGACCACATTGGCCATCAGAGAACTCTGTTACCACGCCAGGGAACCTGAAAAGGTCTGTTGGTATGTGGCACCATCATACAGACAGGCCAAGCAGATCGCCTGGGTCAAACTCAAGAAGATAATCACGGACCTGAGATGGAACAAGAGGATCAACGAGGCTGAACTGACTATCACACTCAAGAACAATTCCAGGATATGCCTGAGGGGT